AGCAAGAAGAACGACTGCCGTTTGACTTGTCACAGTTCAATACTATCACTAAGGGTGGATTACCCAATAAGACTTTGAATATCTGTCTTGCTGGTACTGGTGTTGGTAAGTCTCTGTTCATGTGTCACGTGGCAGCAAATGCTTTATCACAAGGACGTAATGCTCTATACATTACTATGGAGATGGCAGAAGAGCGTATCGCAGAACGTATTGATGCTAACTTACTGAATGTTCCTATTGACCAGTTAGAGAATATGTCGCAGAAGATGTTCAGTGATAGGGTCAATAAAGTCGCTTCGGGTACTAATGGTAAGTTAATCATTAAAGAGTATCCAACTGGTGCGGCACACAGCGGACACTTTCGTGCATTGTTGAACGAATTAAAGTTGAAAAAGAAGTTCGTTCCTGATATAATATTCATTGACTACTTAAACATATGTGCGAGTGCGAGAATGAAGAGTATGGGTGGAGCAATCAACTCTTATACATATATTAAAGCAATCGCTGAAGAGTTACGCGGTCTTGCTGTAGAGTTCAATGTTCCTATTATGTCTGCGACACAGACTACACGATCTGGATTTGGTAACTCTGATCCCGGTCTTGAAGATACTAGTGAATCATTCGGACTACCCGCAACTGCTGATCTAATGTTCGCATTGATTAGTAACGAAGAGTTGTCAAGTCTCAATCAAATCATGGTAAAGCAGTTGAAGAATCGTTACAATGATCCGAACGTCGAGAAGCGTTTCGTTATTGGTGTTGATCGTTCTAAGATGCGCCTCTATGATATTGATCCTTCGGAGCAGACACTTGCTAATGATGTACCTCAGATGAGTACACCAAATGGTAAGGATCTATCCGGCATCAAAATGTTCTAGGAGAATAGAAATGGATCCAGTTTTACATACATTATTAGCAATTAGTTGCATGGCAGTATCATACTATGTAGGTAAAGCAGTAGGAGTAAGAGAGGGGATGTCAGACGTATGGCAGTCCCTGCTTACATTATTTAAAGCAAAGAGTATCGAAGTCGATGATGACCTGAACATGTTCATTACTGATTACGATGGAAACGATAGAAAAATTAATTAATAGGAATTATATTATGTTAGTCCCAGATACAATGTTTTATATGAGAGTACCATTTTTTAGCGACGATGCAAATCCATTCGCGTGGTCGTACAAGACCAGCAAAGATTTATTTGCAGGAAAGAATGTGATCATCTTTGGTCTACCAGGAGCGTTCACACCCACTTGTTCTAATGAGCAACTACCGGGTTATGAGGGACTTTATAATGAGTTCATGGAAGCGGGTATTGATGAAGTGTGGTGCACCTCGGTGAACGATGCTTTCAGTATGTTTCAGTGGGCAAAGAATCTTGGTATTGAGAATGTTAAGATGTTGCCTGATGGTAATGGAGACTTCGCAGAGAGTCTAGGAATGTTAGTTGACAAGTCTAATCTTGGATTCGGTAAGCGTTCTTGGAGATACTCTATGCTAGTTCAAGATATGAGAATTACTAAAATGTTCGAAGAGCGAGGATTCGGTAATAATTGTCCTACAGATCCCTTTGAAGTATCAGATGCGCAGACCATGTTAATTGAGGTGACCAAAAATGCCGAACTATAAATTTAGAGAAGACGAACTGATTGCTGAGTTCATGAAGTATATTGACCAGACTTATGGTGGTCATTATGGACAGGGCGGATTACAGTCGAGCGAAGTAATCGTTGATCGTGGTCATGGTATTGGATTCTTTCTTGGTAATGTTGACAAGTACAATGGTCGATATGGTAAGAAGGGTGAACCCGCAGACCACCGCAAAGATATTGTAAAGATTATTCATTATGGATTTCTTGCACTGTATGAGCATGATCGTATCCATGAAGTGCCAGTGCCGACAGAAGATTTTTCTTATGACGCGGCAAGTCATGTTGGCACACCCGAAGGTTATGATGTAACATTTGACTTCCCACGTGAAGATGTAATTGAAACTAAGTTATCATTCGAAGATATAAATTGGTTGAATGTAAACTCAACTGATGCTAGAACATTGAATGATGTTTCGCCTCAAGAGTGGGATAGAGTAGGCAAAGCATTTCTTGAAAAGGAATTAGCGAAGTGAGTGACATCTTCGATTTTGGATTCACAGCAGTTACAGAGGATGAACTTGAGACTGTAACTGTTGCAAAAGAAAGTGAGATTTTGGTTGCAAATAGGTTAGATATGTTGTATAATGGCATTCTACCATTGTTAGAGAACTTAAAGAAAAACCCAGAAAAAGATTACATTTATTGGCCAAATAGAACCGGCAAAGTAGAAGAGTTTGAAAAACACTTAAAGAAAATCTACCAAGGAGAATAACATTGCGATCAAACACTGCTCAAGTAAGGACACTACAGAGAAGACAGCGATCAGTATGGGATTTAATTGAGAGACAAGACAAAGCGAGACTAATTAATAATGAGGTATTGGATGATAGAAGCGAGAATAGAGCAAGTAAAGCAGTGGCACATAGATCGGAATCTGATTGATGGTGCAACTGACAAGGATCAAGTTTGTAAGTTGATTCAGGAAGTAGGTGAGTTATCCGATAACGTCTGTAAGAATTTAGATGTAGCAGACGATATTGGTGACATCATGGTAGTATTGATTAACATTGCAGAGCGTAATGGTTTATCATTAGAACATTGTTTAGATGTTGCATACGATGATATTAAGGACCGAAAGGGTCGAATGGTTGATGGTATATTTGTTAAGGAAGGTGATTTATGAATAAAGAAGAATTTTTATTAGCGGCACAAGCAGGCGTAGTTACAGTTCAGTTCGAGAAGATTAATGATGGCGGCACAAGGATCATGCCTTGCACCCTCAATCGAGCATTGTCTCAAGATAATGTACCTGAGATACTAGAACAGAAATCAGAAAACGATCACTTCGCTGTATGGTCATTAGACAAAGAAGCATGGCGATCCTTTCGAGTTGACACCGTGACTGACTGGTACGAGGGTTATCCACCCGAAGCATAAGAAGTTATGTTCTTATAACAAAACAATCTAAGCGAACTGTTGACAGCAGTTCGTTTTTTTGCTATAATAGTGTCTGATTTGATTGATTTGTAAAGGATATATTATGAGTGTTTTAGTTGATATGAGTACTGGACGTTTTGTTGAGTTTGGTTGTTTTGGCAATATTGCTGAGTATGTACAGAGTTTAGATTCTGCGGGTGTTGAACACACCTACCGTATCTTTCTGGATGCAGAAGAAGCATATGCCGAAGTGTCATAAGTTTCATGAATGATCACTATTCACGATAAAAATGTGGATAGTGTTGACATACCAAGCAAACATTGATATAATAACACCTGATTCGAACGATTACTGAGAGATATGATTATGGCGTATGTAAGTCAAGAAATGAAAAAAGAATTCGCTCCTGCTATCAAAGCAGTCCTCAAGAAGTACAACATGAAAGGTAGTATTGCCGTTCGTCACCACAGCGTTTTGGTTGTAAACATCAAGAGTGGTGCTTTAGACATTCTCGGTTCTTTGCCTGTCAGTGAGTACGGACCGCGTGATTACGTTCAAGTCAACGAACACTGGATCAAAGAGAACTATGATGATGCCACTGTTGTTGCGTTCCTGACTGAACTGAAAGATGCGATGAAAGGACCAGACTTCTTCGATGAATCTGATGCAATGACTGATTACTTCCACGTCAGTCACTATCTCTCTATGAATGTTGGAAACTACAAGACTCCTTACATCTATACTCCTGTTGAAAACAAGAAGGCAGCATAATATGAATTATAAAATTGGTCAGATTGTCAAGTCAATGGACTTCCCTACTCGCGTTGATTGCTACATGGTTGGAATCATCGAAAGTATCGACGAAACGTATCAGAGATTATCACTGAAGACTCTCCAGATTGTATCGCAAGGTGAAAAGATCGAAGTAAACGAGGGTGACCAGTTTCAGACTCACTACAGTCCAGACATGTTCGAAGATATGTACGAAGCACCGCGTCTTCAAATTATGGGCATTATGCAGGAGATGATCTACGTGCCTCCCGTCGGTGGCACCCTGGGTGGTTGGAGCGCGGTTTTAGTATGAACGTAATGAATCTTGAATATATCGACAGTTTAGGTGAGAGACACATTGTATGGAACGTAGCAGATCCCGAGCAGTTGAAACGTAATCTGATTGCTCTGAATGTTCCTGCTGAGAATATTGAAATCTACGAAAAGGATGTATCATGAAACGACAACATAAGGTTATAATGCTTTTTCTACCCATGTTAATCTGGGACACGTACTACTTCTTGCTGAAGCATTTGTACAGATTAAGCACCAATATAGATAAAGTAGGCGGCAACAAAATAGAGAACTTTCTAGGTGACGAATAAATTGAAAAAGAAAATTATAATTGCTGGTTATGGTCCAGTAGGTCAAGCGATACACGCGGCACTAAAAGAACATCCTAAGATTGAACTTCTTATCGATGATCCTTACCTGGGTCTCTATGTCGATGATGATGTAATCGTCGAAGGCGTAATCGTGTGTGTTGCTACTCCTCAGGGAGATGACGGCAAGTGTGATACGACTGCATTAGAAGAAGTATTTTCTAAGTACGGTGATGTAAAGTATTTGGTCAAGTCAACAACTGATCCAGTCTTCTTCGACTTCCGTGATGAAAACATTACATTTAGTCCTGAGTACATTCGCGGTACGACTAGTTTCAACTACCTCAAAGACTTCACCGATTCCACGTTTGCGGTCTACGGTGGTGGTGAGATGCGATATTGGCACGAACTGCTTAAACCAGTTATGCCTAATCTGAAAGATGTGAGGTTCTTACCTGATGCATCACAGGCAGCATTCACTAAATACTTCCTCAACTGTTATCTGGCGACCAAGGTATCATTCTTTAATCAGATGTTCCAAGTGTTCGAGGACTATAGAGGCGGTGACGTATCTGATTTTGATTGTGTGATCGATGCGTTATGTTTAGACCCGAGAGTGTCTGACTCTCATACACAAGTGCCTGGTCCTGACGGCGAGTTCGGTTACGGTGGACATTGTTTCCCCAAAGACATGAGTGCAATGATTCAGGTAGGCAAAGAGTTGGGAACTGATATGACGTTCCTAGAGAATGTGGTTGAAGCGAACGAAAGGAACAGGAGTTAAACATGAGCGTAATCGATTTTATTATTCTGGCAATCTCAATGTATGCTTTATATTGGGTAATCAGAGGTTTGATTGGGTTTGCAAAATTGTACTGGACAGAGATTTTGGATGAAGACGAACGGTCGTTTTTCCGTGATCCTATAGCGTATACAAGAAAGTCTGCTAAAGACGATAAGGACGAGAGTGATGGAACTGGGTGATTTAGATAGCGGACATTATATAGGAATGGTATTGATTACTGTCCTGATGTTTGTATGGTTAGCATTTGATTTAAGAGAGGATGATGATGATGAGTAAAATGATTGTATTGAATAAGTTTGTAGTAGTGAAAGAAATAGCGGTAGCAGATACAGAATTAGCAAGTGGTATTATTCTATCGGGTGATATTACAACGGGTAATAAACCTGCTGAAGTGGTTGCTGTCGGTGCTGAGTGTGAATACATTGTTCCTGGTATCAACGTGATCCTTGATTGGACCAAAGCAATGCCATTCGAAAGTGAAAGTGTAAAGTTAGCGGTTATTGCTTACGAACACGTTAAGGTGATTCTCAATGTCGATTAATATTGAATTGGAACATGAGCAAGTCGATGTTATTATGGTGCAAGAGTTGACGCGCCAGATTGATGACTTCGAAGCGAACAAGCATCCATCCGGCATGACAATATTTGATGACGATCCAGTGAAAGATGCTGTATTGATTCAACAACAGATCGATGCTATGCGCCTAGTTAGGGAATGGTACACTGCATGATTATCAAGATAGAGGTCGAGATCGATACTAATGATAACCGCGACCAGCAATCTATAATGGAATTAATAGAAATACTTAAAGACTTTGGAAGTCGAGAAACGGAGGAAGAGTAATGAGTTATGAGTTTACCAGCGAGAGTGTTAGCGAGGGGCATCCGGACAAGATAGCGGACCTAATCTCTGACAGTATCGCAGATTTTCTTATTGAGAAGAACCCAAACAATCGTGCGGCAATCGAAACACTAGTGACTAGCAATACCGTGGTAGTTGCAGGCGAATATAAAAGTGATACTCCTATGTCGATGAAAACTCGATTTAGAATTGAGGGTATTATTCGTCGTGTTGTGCGCGAGATTGGGTATGAGCAAGAGAATTTTCATTGGGACACATTAGATGTTGTCAATCTTATCCATGGTCAGAGTCCTGATATTGCTTTAGGCACTGATGACTTTGGTGCTGGCGATCAGGGTTTGATGTTTGGTTATGCGTGTACAGAGACCGAAGACTATATGCCGAGTGCGATATATCACAGTCACAATATACTTCAACTATTGACCGAAGAACGAAAGAGTGGTCGTGCTGAATATCTGGGTCCTGATGCTAAAGCACAGGTGACGATGGAGTACAACGATGATGGCACTCCTCTACGCATTAGTAAAGTTGTTTGCAGTAGTCAACACACAGAAGATTATCCATTCGATATTATTCGGACGTTCATCACCCAGATTGTCAAGCGGGCAATTACTGGTTACTTCGATGAAGATACAGAGTTCTTAATCAATCCGACTGGTAGATTCATCATTGGTGGTCCAGACGGTGATACAGGCGTAACTGGTCGAAAGATCATCGTAGACACCTATGGTGGATACGCACCGCACGGAGGTGGAGCGTTTAGCGGTAAAGACTGTACTAAAGTCGATAGAAGTGGCGCATATATGGCGAGATATCTTGCTAAAAACATTGTTGCCTCAACCTTTGCTGACACTTGTACTGTTCAATTAAGTTATGCGATTGGTGTGAAAGAACCAACAAGTCTACACGTATTTGCTGACGGTAAGGTTAGAAACGATCTAGCGGCATTGATTCGTGAAAAAGTTGACCTAACACCAAAAGGAATCATTGACAAGTTCGACCTGTTTATGTTACAATTAGAACTTACTACTAACTATGGTCATTTCGGCAAAGCAGACTTACCATGGGAAAGACTTGATTTAGACTTAGGTGAATAATATGAAAGAAAAGTTCGTGAAAGCATATATGGATACTGCACAAAGATTTGCACAGTTAAGCACTGCAAAGAGATTACAAGTGGGAGCGATCATTGTAAAAGATGATCGTATCATTTCTATTGGTTATAATGGTATGCCTTCAGGTTGGGATAATGTGTGTGAACATCAAGTTTACGCAAATGAATTTGGTAGAGAGAAATCCTATACTAAGTCGCGACCCGAAGTTCTTCATGCTGAAGCGAATGCAATCACCAAGGTTGCACGTAGTTCCGAATCAAGTAAAGGTGCAACTCTATTCTGTACTCACACTCCTTGCATGGAATGTGCTAAGTTAATATATCAGAGTGGTATCGATACCGTCTATGTTGATACCGAGTATGTTGCAAGTAAGGGCAGCGGCAAGCAGTTTCTAATTGATTGTGGCGTAGAGGTAATTCAGTATGACAATGCCATGTGAAAGAACCCGAGCAGTTAATAATACTAGACAGTTTTTGATAGACTTAATGAACCCGAAAGCAACACCTAGAGTGCCGAGTGAAGTAAGAAAGCAAGCGTATCGATGCCTAAGACATTATCCTGGCGAATACTATATGGAATTATCTCAAGAACATTTATCAGAAGTGTGGGGAGAACCTAATGAGTAAGTTTGTTATGGTCGATTGTATCAGCACCTATCGTATGAGATATTGTGTCGAATTGAATGACAATGATCCGAAAGAGTGGGCGCTGGATACTGTAGTTATGGAGGAAGCGAAAGAGTTTTCTCAAGAGCATTTAGGTGAAATGATAACATCTCATAGAGTATTATCTGATAAAGAAGAGGCATTCGAAATGTTTCGAGAAGATAATGAATACCTTAATGACATAAGCGAAGAGCGTCTTACTGAGATTGGAATAACTTTGATCGAGGACTATACTAAATGAAACATTACTACAAATTTATATCTACACCTTATGAGTGTGATCTAGGCAGTTCGGTCAACAATCACATAGAGTTTTCTATTACTGATCGTGATGTTCCTCTACATGATATGCTAGAACAGTTTAAGTATTTCTTGCAGGCATCAGGTTACAATATATACCCCAATGAACATATTGAGATTGTAACTGACGAAGAAAGGTTCGAATATCCCTCTGAGCATGAATGGAAAGATGTGACCCGAGTAGAAGTCATTGATGATGATGGACGTTCTTATCTTGGTTATGGATTAGAGAGTGTATCACATTCTGTACAAGATGATGGACAAACCCTTAAAATATTTGTAGAGAATGAGAAGCATGATAGTACCAGATAAGACCTATAAGATTGAAGCGGCAAACAAAAAGTGTGTAAGACTCTCTGATTGTTATGAACATGATAACGGCGATGAAGTCTGGTTGCAAAAGATATATCGCAATGGTGCATTTATTATTACACCTCAAGATTGGGATGAATGTGATGCAATTCAGGCAGCACTAGACGGAGATGTTATTTCACTTGACGAGTTTTCAGAATGGGAATTTGATTCAGTGTATGATTTATGCTCCGAAGATTCGATAGGCGACACCGAGAAGATGGATGAAGCACTTGACACTGATGATTGGGATGACGAAGAAGAGTGGTTAGAAAACAACGACTTCAATAACACCAAGTCCTTCTACGAAATTCAAGATGGTATAATCCTGAGTGATGACGAACATTCATGAGATAAATGGTTAAACTGTTGACAACCTCTCGCTTTCTTGATATAATAGTACCCTAATCAAATGAAGAGAGTGAGAGAGATTATGTGTGGAACTTATACTGGTGAACATGAAGAGACTAAACCCACTAATGAATTTAGATATGCAAACTACTACGGTTACTCGGACGTTAGTCCGTATGAGATTACTAAAGTAATTTCTAGGCAAACTATGGAAGTTCGTCCTATGCGGGCGACTCTTGATCCTAACTTCAAATGTGAAACAGTTGTCGGTGGATTCTTCGGACACACTACTAACAACAACTCTCAAACTTACACCTACGAATCACTTGCAGATGCTCCTACGATGAGAATTCGATTCAGCAAAGCGAAACGTGGTTGGTTCTCTGCTTGCGGTCAACGTCATCTTTTAGAAGATGCTCCTGTTCGCTTTTATGACTATAACTTTTAAGGAGATTGAAATGAGTAGAATGATCCAGAATGCAGTTGCGGTTGACAAAGTTCATAAACTAGTTGACCAGATGACAAAACTTATCGAGAAGCAAGGTGCTGATCAGTATCAGATTAACGATTCCTCGTACTCTCTTGGTTATCTCAAGGGTATGTTGACCACGCTATGCTGTAAGAATCCTCAAGTACTTGACCACGTTATCGATACGATTGACTATTTAGAAGAAGCATAAAAGGTTATGTTCTTATAACAAAGTATTCTAAGTGAAGTGTTGACAGCACCCTTAGAATATGAGATAATGGTTGTACAAATTGAGTTGAGAGAGTTTATTATGTTTTGTATTGAAGGTCGTCATGCCAAACCAGAAATCGTCGAAGAGTATGTTGCGCGTCTTATGGGCGCTCTAAAAATTCATCGATTCACTTCTAAGTTGGTAACAGTCAAGTTCAAATCTGAACTGCCTAGTTACGCTCAAGGTCTATGTGAGGGCGATAAAGATTACGCCTACATTCAGATCGGCAAGTTTGATCAGACCTTCCTTCAACAGATGCAAGCACTCGCTCACGAGATGGTTCATGCTCGACAGTTTTTACGTGGTCAATTGACTGCTGAAGGTGTGTGGAAGTGGAAGGGTCGCAATGCTGACAACTACGCTTACACTAACCAACCTTGGGAGAAAGAAGCATATCGCCTTGAGCGTGAACTCTTTCTCGATTGTTTCCCCTTTGAGAAGATGGTATAATTATGGGACATTATGACGAACAACGCGAAGCAGATCGAAAGCAAAATATGCCACCGAATCTTATTCGCAATGCAATACAAACGCCTGACGGCACGATCTTAGAATCGACACATCGTCACGACTACAAAGAATATAAGGATGCCAATGGGTTGACTTATATGGTTGATGGTGGATTAGAATACTGTAGACGTAATCGACAAGACTCTGAACCTTATATTGAAATGAATCTGTATGATGATGAACCACATTCTGTACAGCGTGAAGTTCTGAAGTGGGGAACGTATGGTATCAATGGTGATCAACCACTCAAATGGTTATCTGTCGCTGAAATGGAGACTGGTCACATTGAAGCAATAGTAAAGATGTCGAATGTGAGACCACAAATACGTGACTGTATGAAAGAAGAACTCGGACAACGGGAGATGAGTGGTGAATAAATTAGAAACTGCATTTGAACGTCTACGTGCCGAGGGTTGGTATTGTGCATGGGGTTTACCTTGCTGTCAGACTTGCGCATGGGATGAAGTATCCTGCGAAGATGATATTGATCTCGAAAAGGTATTGTTCAATCACGAGCAGGATATCGAAGAAGAAGTGGATTATGATGATGATGAAATGGAGTGGGATCGGCACTTCTACGAAATTGATGCTATCAATGGAAGTCTGTTTTGTTTCAGCGGAAGTAAAGAGGGTGTTAAAAATCTCATCGAAGTGTTGCCTATCTTTGAAGAGTGTGGAGTAAAGGTGCTTTGGAATCAGAATGGTAATTCCAGAATAGAGTTGGAATGGTAATATATGACTAAGAGTATCATAGTTGTGGATGATTTTCTCGAGGACCATATCATTGATTTGATGATAGAGTTCTATGATTCGAGTGCCTATATTCCTGATTATGATAAGTTAAGCAAACTCGACTGTGGTGAATGGAAACCTTCTAACGAATTAGTTCAACACGTTTGGGATGCGCAGAATGAGCAGTCGATGAAAATCGCGAATGCTGTAGTACATTGGGGAGACATCTATCGCTGGCCGATTGGTTCTGATATGGGTCTCCATAATGATGTAGCGAGTAAACATACTGTATTCACCTCGATATTATATTTGAATGATGATTTCGAAGGTGGGTTTACAGAGTTTGCGGACGGTACAAGAGTAGCACCGAAGAAAGGACGTATTGTGTTCTATGATGGAATACATTACTGGCACAAAGTAACACCGATAACGAAAGGAATACGATACACATTTGCATCGTGGTACCGAACAAACAATTAAATTTAATAATGAGGCAGTAAAATGATTAGTAGTCCAGCAGACCGTAAGAAAGTAAAAGACTCCATCAAAGAGTTATCCGATTCAATGCTACGTGTTGATAGTGAGAAAGATTTGCAGAAAGACATCGTTCAGGTGACGTTCGAAGATACTGGTGTTGATAAGAAGCATATCCGCAAACTTGCGGTGATCTATCATAAGCAATCAATGAATGATGTTAAGTCAGACTACGAAGACCTCGAAGCACTGTACGACGAATTGTTCAAATAAGTGGTTGCATATGACACAGGGATGTGTTATAATATCATATATTATGAGGAGTTAGTGATGGGACGTTCACAGTCTAAAAGAAG